TCATACTTGAAATTTATAAAAACCGTCTGAACGATTATATCAAGAAAGTTCTTCAGAAATATGCTGATGGCTATGTAACTGAAAACTTTCTTGACTTTGAACTTGAGTCCATTGCTAAAAATGCAATCTGGCTGGCCAAGAAAAAATACATTCAGAATATAGTATGGGCCGATCCTGGTAACCACTATGACCCATTGACTAAGATTAAAACCAAGGGCTTTGAGATTATTCAGTCATCTACTCCGCTGTTTGCGAGAAAGAGACTTAATGATGCAATCAAGATGATTCTTGGCAAAGACAATGTTGAGCTCTCTGAAATAGTACAATTCCTTAAAGAAGCCAAGAAAGAATTTAAGATTGCGAACATTGAAGATATTTGCTTTAATCTTAAAATGAATAACTATGAAAAATATATCGTCAGTGATGTCGGTACATTTGAATTTGCATCAGGTTGTCCAATGACAGTAAGATCTGCAGGTTATTATAACTTCTTATTGAATAAGTCTAAGTTTAAAAATAAGTATCAGTTAATCGGTAACGCCGAAAAGTTAAAGATGTATGAGACAACTGATAAAGACTGTAACGTATTTGCATTCAAAGCTGGGTCATATCCATATGAATTTGCACCTCCTATTGATTATGAAGGACAATTTGAAAAATGTATGATCGAACCTCTTAATAGAGTACTGGCAGCAACTGGTCTAAAAACATTAGACCGTAATTTAATATACAGTACTGCACTATTCTGATATAAAATAAAAATAAAATTATGGCAAAGAAAGTAGCAACAAAAGGCGAATTTAGCTTTGATGACTTAAATAAAGAGCTAGCCAAAACCAGTTCACTGGGTTCAGTAATGGATATTAGTGAATTTAGCGAAATTGATAGATTTATCCATAGTGGTAATTACCACTTAAACGCATGTCTTACCGGTTCATTGCGTAAAGGATATCCAAGCAATCGTTCAATAGCATTAGCTGGCCCATCAGGTACAGGTAAGACATATCTTATCTTGAATACAGTTAAGCATCACATCTCAGAAGGGTATTATGTAATTTACTTTGATTCTGAGAACGCAGTTGACAAAGAGCAAATGGGTAAATTTGGTATTGATACCAGTAAAGTTCGTTATGAACCAATCGGTACAGTTGAAGAGTTTAGAACAATTGTAACTCAAACATGCCAAACACTCATCGATGCAAAAAGAGGTGGTTATGAAATTCCACGTATCTTGTTTGTATTAGACTCTGCGGGTAACCTTGCTTCTAAGAAAGAAGTTGATGATGCAATTTCAGGTTCTGATAAGGCAGATATGTCAAGATCTAAGAAAATGAAGTCTATCTTCCGTATCATCATGAATAAGATGGCAGAGATTAAGGCAACATTTATCTTTAGTAACCACGTCTATATGACTCAAGATTTTTATCCTGAAGCGAAAGCAGGCGGTGGTACAGGTCCAGAGTATGCAGCATCTATCATCTTGTTCTTGAGTAAAGCAAAGTTGAAAGAGGTTAAGAAAGTAGACGGTAAGAAAGTAACTGAACAGACAGGTATTATTGTAACTGCAAGACCAAATAAGAATAGATTTGCTAAACCTACAACTATCAAATTCCAAATTCCTTTTAACAAAGGCATGAATGAGTATGTTGGTCTAGAAAATTATATTTCATGGGAAACATGTGGCATCCAGAAGGGTTATATCTATTCAGATAAAGAATATAGTAAACTGAAAGAGAAAGATCAAATCGGTTTGGTTCCATTTGAGTATACTGACACTGAAACTGGTGAAATTACAACTAAATACTTTGAGGCATCTGAGTCTTCTAATAAAATCGTAGTAAGACATTTAGGTCGAACTATTGATAATGCTGAGTTCTTTACTGACAAGGTATTTACACAGGAAGTAATCGATGCAATTGATGCCTACATCCAGCCGTTATTCAATTATGGAATTGATGATGCAGGTATTGAAGAATATGACATTGACGAAGAAACAGTATTTAGCGATATCGACTAATGTTTGACCCAGGTAAAATAAAACTAAAGTATGTGCTAGGCATTCATAAAGATTTGCCAGGTTACCCAACGGGTGAAGACATACTATACTTTGCAATTAAGCGTCACTACGAAAAGGAATCCGGTGATGATATTACATTTACTGATAACTTTATTATCAAAAAATTAGGTCAAGAGTATATGGACAATATCATTCAATCAATTAACGAGTTAGTACGTGACGGTTATGTGAGTATCACAAGGCAAACAAAGGACAGTACTACCTATAAAGTACTTATAAACGAATATATTAAAAATGCAGTTTAACTCAAATTACGAAAAGTTATTTTTCATATTTTGTCTAAAGCAGCCTAAGTATTTGTCGATAATCGGTGAAGGTTTTTTTACCAACCCCGATATCGACATTATGGCTTATTTGGCCAAGAAGTTTTATGAAAAGTTTACTGAGACGCCAACATCGTCTCAGATGAAATTACTTGTTCAAAATTCTAAAAAGGCTAAAGACAAGGTTACTGAAAATATAATTGAAACCGTCTACGATGTTAATCTAAGTGACTATGATGAGGATTGGTTGGAAACAACAGCAGAGTCCTGGATAAAATGGAGAAACTTTGATAAAAGTCTTATCGATGGTATAGAATATGTCAAAACTGCGAATGTAACACCTGACAATGTTGAATCTATTATTTCAAAGTTCAGAGAGACTATAAATGATAGAAACAAGATTAACTTCGACAAAGATCTGGGTCTGGACTTCTTTAATCCAGATGACCACGTCCAGCACACGTCAGATAAGATATCTTCAAGTTATACATTTATTGATAGAGTTACTAATGGTGGATATGACCCATGTTCACTCATAGTTTATGCAGGTGAGCAAAATATCGGTAAATCGATTTGGCTAGCTAATGATGCAGCAAACTATGTAAGACTAGGCTACAATACTGTATTCATTACAGCCGAGATGGCAGGCCACAAAGTCATTAAAAGGGTAGGTGCGAATCTCCTTAATATAACTATGTCAGAATACGACACAAAGTCTAAAGACATCGTTTATATGAAGAGGAGACTTGAAAATGTAGGTGATGGGCTATTACCACCAGGTAAATTATTTGTAAAGAAGTTTCCGACCAGCCAAGCAACCATACCTGATATTGAAAATTATCTTTTAGATCTCGAGGAAACTACAGGTATTAAATTAAGAGCAGTTGTAATAGACTATATCAATATTCTTTCTAATCATAGAAACCCGAATAGTGAAAACACCTATATGAAAATCAAGCAAATAGCCGAAGATCTTCGTGCCATGGCTGATAGAAATAAATGGTTGATTGTAACTGCAACACAGATTAAGCGAGGTGCCTATAACTCAACAGATATTGGAATGGAAGACATATCAGAGTCTGCAGGTCTAGCACACACTGCAGATATGATTTATGCTATCATTCAAGATGAACTGATGCACTCAGAACATGAATACTGGTTAAAGATCCTAAAGATAAGAGACGGCGAAGGTAAAAACTTAAAGTGTAAATTCACTATAAACTATGATTACATGCGACTGAATGAGACTAATGAAACGTCCAGTTCAGGTATAAATTAAATATATGAGAACTAAAAGAGATAAGATATTCGATAATAAATTCGATGAAATAGAATATGATTCACAACCTATAGCTTTCAAGGTCGATTCAACATACGACAATGAAACAAGCGTAGATGATTCAATTCATGACACTATTTTATTTGAAAAGATAGAAGCCTTAATCAAGAACAGTAAGTTCTCGGAGTATGCTGATTACACTGTGGATAATAGTGACAAATTAAATAAATCAGTTATCAATGAAATTTATATTTTTGTAAGTCAGAATGTTAGCGAATATACGAAGACTGAGATATTTTCTATTCTTTCAGATTTTCTTGATATTCAACCCAATAAGTTTTACAATTCACTGAGCAATATTGCAAAGGAAGAGCTTATACTTGAGCTCGACAAGAAACTGAATATCCTCGACAAGAAGGGTATTCGAAAACTATTTTAATATGGCTAAACGCATCTTCATATTAGGTGATATACATTTCGGTATAAGAGCCTCCAGTATGGAGTGGTTTGAAATAACCAAGAGTTATTTTGAAGACTTCTTCATACCTATGCTCAAGGAACATTATCGACCGGGGGATGTGTTCGTTCAATTGGGTGACGTGTTTGATAACAGACAGTCAGTCAACCTTAAATTTAACAACTATGCCATAGATGTGTTTTCAAGGATCTCTGAGATTATTGAAACACATATCATTGTAGGTAACCATGATATCTATTACAAACATAGTAATGACGTCTCATCCCTAGACAGCTTTAAGTTTATTCCAAATCTTACTGTGTATAAATCTCCACACGTTGTAGACTTTGGTAAAGCTAAAGCTCTTATGTTACCATGGTGTTCTACACCTGAAGTCGAAGCCGAATATCTAGATAAGTATTCAGGTAAGGCCGACTATATCTTTTCACATAGTGAAATGAAAGGCTTAATGCTTAATAAAAAATCTAAGCAGGAACATGGCACACCTGTAGGTAAATTTGCAGCATACAAAAGAGTCTATTCTGGCCATATACACTATGCACAAAAGAATAAGAACGTAATGATGGTTGGTAATGCCTATCAAATGACCAGATCCGATGGTGATAACCCAAAGGGTTTTTATATCTTAGATCTTGAAACAGGTGACCATCAGTTCATTGAAAACAACTATACACCTAAATTTGTTAAACTGAATCTGGTTAAGATACTCGACAAGACTATCGACGAAATAAAAGAGATGATGAAAAATAACTTTGTCGATCTCTATATAGCATCCGATATACCTATCAAGTATAATCTTTCTGGGTTTATGTCAATGGTCCAAGCTGAAGCCAGAAAAATTGAACCAAACATCTATGATGAGAAAACATATATTGATATTGACTCAGTAACAGAAGAAGTACAAAACGGCTACAAGAACTTTAACGTTCTGAATCTGTGTAATAAATTCATTGACAGCATGAATCTTGAAGACTCTGAAAAGCAAAAACTCGTTTCAGCAGTTGAAAAATTATACACAGATTGTACCAACAAATATAAAGCAGAATGAAGATAGAAGAAATATCATTTAAGAATTTTGCGTCTTATGGTAATCAGATACAGACTTTAGAATTTGATAAAAGTAAAAGTTCTTTATATCTGGTCTTAGGCGGTAATGGTTATGGTAAATCTACTATAGCCAATGCGATCATCTATGGGCTTTATGGTAAGCTAGAAGACTTTAACCTATCAGATCTTCCTAACAGGATCAATAAAAATCTTTGGGTTAAAATTAGACTTAAGTGCGGTAATAAGACGGTTGTTATAGAACGAGGTATAGCCCCAAAACTTTTCAGTGTATCGGTAGATGGCACTGAACTTGACCAGGCAGGTATGAGCAATATTCAAGACTATCTTGAAAATGAAGTTTATGAGATACCTTACCATGTATTCAAGAACATTATCATACTCTCGGTTAATGACTTCAAGTCATTCTTAACCATGAGCCCTAAGGATAAAAGAAATATTGTCGATAAACTATTTGGCTTTTCAATTATCAATGAGATGTATACTAGGGTCAAAGATATCAAAAAGGAAATCAAGGACGATATCAAAACAATTGAAGATGAGTTGAGAGCGATTGAAGCCTCAATTACTTCAACACAAAATAAGATTGAAGAGCTTGAAAAAATATCTGCAGACGAGAATAAAGAAAAAATAGCTCAACTGAAACAGGAGGTAGTTACACTTGCGGTAGACCAGAAAAAGCTAAATGAAGCTCAGTCTAAGCTTGTACAGATGCAAGAAGACCTTGAAAGCAAAATTGATACCAAGTCTGAAGAATACAATAAGAACAACGAGGTTCTTAACAATGCCAGACGTAAGCTGAAGCTTTACGAAAATAAAAAGTGCCCAACTTGTGAGTCGGCACTTGATGAAGGTATACACTTGCACATAAAACAACAGAACGAAGATTTAGCAGTATCGATGCCTTCAGTTATATCTCAGATACAGGAAGACATTGGTAATCTTAAAACTGAGTTTAGTGATAGCAGAAAAAAGCAAAGTGCTGTAAACAATAAACTTTGGGAGTTATCATCTCGTATAAACACTATTAAGTCTGAGCTTACTTCACTTGCAAAAGGCATGGATAAAAATGGCCAGTTTACACAACTGACCAGTCTTGTTGATGAATTTTCTAAGAAGAAGACCGAAAAGCATTTAATATCAATGACGAGATACGACGAAGACAATTTTATGTCTTTAGTGGAAATGATTCTTGGTGATGATGGTGTTAAGAACCTGGCAGTTAAAACAATTCTACCAGGTCTTAACACTTCTATTGCCCAAATGGTTTCTGACATGCACTTAAGTTTTCATATTAGATTTGACGATAAGTTCAACTGTCTGATTAACCATTTAGGTGAAGATGTAAACCCAAAGACTTTAAGTACAGGTGAAAGAAAGAAGGCGGACTTCATTATAGTAATTGCAATTATTAAACTCTTGAAACTGAGGTTTCCGCAACTTAACATTTTATTTCTAGATGAGATTTTTAGTTCTGTGGATGCCGACGGCGTTTACAGTATCTTAAAAATCTTAAATGGTGTAATCAAGGAGAATAACCTTAATACTTTTGTTATTAACCACACCGTACTGCCACAGGAGATATTCGATAAAAAGATAGAGATCTATAAAGATAATGGCTTTAGTAAATTTACAGTTGAGACAATCAACTAAGATATATAAACCATCAGGATCCAATAATGGCAACATATAATCTCAAATTCAATAAAGACGATAGTGTCATCAGACACATCATAGTTGGCTTACTTGCTGACCTGAATAATAAGGTTTTCTATTACATACAGAGAGATGAGGACACCCGAGAAATGGTTAAGATCTCATTTAACTATTCATTGGCAGGCCATGAAGCTCTTTTGTATGATGCATATCTAAAAGATTTTCTGTTTGATGATCCTAATAAAGCAATGGGTAATTATATTAAATTACCATATGCTGCGGTGGTCCTTAAAAGCATGGCAGTTGATTCAGCATCTCTATTGAATAAGTATGTAAGAGGCACATATTTAAAGGAAATGCCAGATCAAACTGTAAGATCTTTTATTTCACAGTTTCAGATGATACCTGTTACCATGAACTTCGACTGTACAATAAAAGTTGATAGTAATCTCGATCAGTTTAAAGTTGCAGAAGCATTACTTAAGCAACTTTATAAAAGTAACCAGTTTAATGTTGATGCAGGTACGTTAGAAGAGGGTACATTTAGATTAGCATCTTATTATAAATTTCCAGAAGATCAAAGCCTTGAAAGTCTTTTACAGTTTGGCTTTACAGATGAAAGATACTATACTGTAACATTCAGTATTGAAATGCTTTCATTTATACCTTCATTTGAAAAGAGTGACGAACAGTACAGTGGTAATAGAATGTTTAATATCGATACTAAACAGTACGTAGTAAATAATATAACTGATACAAGTAAACCAATAGACGGTGGCGGAACCACTGTAAGTAACAATCAAACTGGTCCATAACACGCAATATATAACAAAAATCACAGGTCTGATATGTCAAAAACAAATGAGCAATTTACGCTTAATTATAGTAACCCAGCTGATAACTTTGGGTCTAATAATCTAAGAGACCTTATCGTGGTTCTCCATGAATCAGGTAAGAGTAATGAAATGATCTATAATGTATTAAACATGATAGGTGTTGATAAACAAAGGGCATATGAGGCTATTGAAATGTATACTCCCAAAAAACAAACAAAAGATATAAAAGAAATGGAAATCAAAGAAAAAATAGAAGCTAGCAAGGAAGTTTTAGATAATCTAGACAAACTTTCTTCTGAAGATGATTCCCTAAAGAAAGTAGCTAAAGAATTGAGCGAAACAGTAGCTACACTTATTGGTAATGAGAAAGCTAAAGCCAAAAAGGCTAATGCTAAAAACACTGAAATGAAGCTTGATCTAAAAGGAAAGCTTTCAAGTCTTAAGACTATCACTGAAAGCATGGGTAGCTCATTTCATACATCTTCGCTTAAGTCTATTGTAGAAAAATATATGAAGATTGTTGCATCTTCTACTTATCCACCTGCACATATTGCAAAAGGTCTTATATTTGAAACTAAAGATTACATGTGGATTGAATCTATCGCATCTGTAGTTAATGAAGTATCAACTTTCTTGAACGAGAATGTAATCACAGTACAGATCGATGAGGCTTACACTAAGTTGAAAAATTCAAACAGAAACATGTATTTCTCTCAAGCTTTTCCAGTTCTTGAAGATCTCATGTGTTTATCAGAATCTGAAATTAGAGAAACGGGTAAGTATGCTTTAGCTTCACATACATGGATTCCTGAAATTAAAGCTATTGTTGAAAATATCAACATGCTTACAAAAGAAGTAAATGAAACACAAGATCATTTCACTACCAAAAAGTATTCTCCGGTAATTGAGAACAATGGTAGCCATGTGTTTAGTGTATCAGGTAGCGTATACAGAATGGCAGATGGCCAAATATCTAAAATTTCTCCACAGGAAGTAGGTGCTGCTTACCTTACTTTAGTTGCAGTTCAAGAGAGTGCAAGATTCTCTGAAAACAAAATGACTTTCTATAAAGGTAACCACACTTATGAAATTGAATTAAATGAAAGTGGTAGAAACTTTTTAGTTGATGGCAGACAACTTGCTTTCACTGAAAAAACACAACTTAAGAATCTTTTAGTATCAACTTGCCATTTCGATCTTAATGAAATGCACAAGACTGATATGCTTGTAGCAGCATATGAGCACGCTGAAAAGTTTGTTGAACTTGATTTCGTACACAGCATTAACCATAGACACAAAAATGGCCTTACTGCCAACGTAATGAGAATTGGTGAAAATGTTTACATCAATAAGATTAACAAGGCAATGGCCATGAATGAGTTCTTTAAAGCTGAAAATGCTACTAAAGCAGTTCAGATAGTTAAAGAGTTTATCAACTATGACATTACACCTATCGTAGAAGATTTGCTTACCGAAGAGGTTAAAAGCGCTAAAGTTCTTGAAGGTAAAAAGAATGAACTCTTTGATAAAATCAATTTCTTAAAAGAGCAAAAGAATGAGCTAAGCAAGCAAGACATGAAGAATGAATTTATTGTTGAAGCACATAAACTAATCACAGAAGAGATTGAAAAATTCCAAAAGGAGCTCAACGTCATCCTTTAATATAACTGAATTTATATAAACATGAAAGCGGACATACTGTCCGCTTTTTGTGCGTTGAAACAACTGCAATTTATTGCATATAAAATAATATATTCTAATGTTAGAAATAGATCCAACTGACGATAAAACTATTGATATGATTGCACTTGAAATAGAACAAGAAATTCAGTCTAAGAAAGAGAAGACTAAAACAAAGAGAAAGAAAGATTATCTAAATAACAAAGATCTCTACGATGAGATAGTTAAATCGAAAGAACAGGATAAACTTACACCAACGGCCGAAAAGATGTTAATGCTTCTCGCAGAAAGGGCCATCACCAAAATGAAGTATGTAAGTCTAGATGATAAGAAAGATTGTTTAGCTTTTGCAATACTCGATCTTCTTAAATACTGGAGAGGTTTCAATCCAAAATATAAAAATGCCTTTGCATACTTTACTGAGATTGCAAAAAAGGGTTATGCTAAGGGTTGGAATAAATTATATCCTAAAAAATATGAGGGTACAATCAGCATTAATGGTAGTATGGACTCAGAAGGGATTTATTCAATATAATGTCAATAAAAAATCTCAAGCCCGAAAGAGGTCAGTTTAAGCAAGGTTTTTACCAGGAAATAAATGACAAATACATAGGGCCTAGACCTATCATATACAGATCTAGTTGGGAATACAAATTCATGGTTTATTGTGATAAGAATGATGATGTGATACAATGGGGTTCAGAGCCCATGAAAATCAAATACTACAATCCTCTCACCAAGAAAAATCATAATTACTATCCGGATTTTTATATGAAAGTTAGAAAAAAGGATGGTACTGAAAAGAAATATATAGTAGAAATAAAGCCATCTGCTCAGTTAAAAAAGCCTAAGCAGCCAAAGAGAGTAACAGAAAAGGCTTTAAGTAATTATAATTACGCTGTCAATCAATTTACAAAAAATCTATTCAAAGCTGAAGCCGCTAAAAAAGTTGCAGAAAGTCTAGGTATGGAATATATTATACTTACCGAAAAAACTCTTAAATAATGGCAACTCTATCCGACGAAGTTAAGAACTTTATAAAAAATACCAGAGGTTTAGATAATGCTAAATCTGCAGCTACTCAGTGGTATAAAACAGTAGGTAAAAGCCAAGGCGATACAAGCATACAATCATATTCTGGGCCATTTAAGCCAGGTAAAATATACATATTCAGATATCAAAATCCTGTTACAAAGGAAAGACTTGAGCAATGGGACGCAAATCCTGTTGTACTAAGCCTAGGTAGAGTAGATGATAATGATATAGGTATCAATCTTAATTATTTGCCACAGCCTATAAAACTTAAAGTACTGGATAGAATCTATAAAAGTTTTGGTTCAAAAATAGAAGAACAAGAGGCTAAGAAACCCGGTCAAGCAAAAGCACAGAAAGATATTATATCATTCGACGCAAAGACAATTCTTAGATTTTTATCTTCAGCCGGTCTAGAGTATGCAATCAAGAGATATGTCACGAATTTAAGAGTAGGAACCAAGGTTATAGATGCATCTGGTTGGAAATATGTACCTCTTCTAGATTTAGTACAATTTAAGAAGACCGACATTAGAAAAGTTCAGTCAGGTTATAGCAAATATATAAACAAGAAAAAATAAATTAAATGGCAGGATTTCTAGACAGGTTTGGTCCCTTTAGTAAGAGGTTTTCGGTATCGAAATCTCTACAGAATCTGAGTAGCTTAGGGATGAAGTATGACGATATGATCATTCGTAACTCTCAAGCAATTGGTGTTACTGAAGACAAATTCGGCTATACCATGATTAACCCATATGGTCTTGAGAATGAAGACTATTGGTACCCATTCGCTGCTCTATCTATGGCTGATACAACTCTTAAAAAGAGTATTAGCTTTTTCATACAACAATACCCACAGAAAAGAATAGAACTTAGAAAGTTCGCTACACAAGACGAGATTGAAGATATCTTAGACACACTATGTGATGAAGCAATTGTATACGATAGCAAAAACTACTTTGCATATCCTGATGCTTCACACTTAGGTTTATCTGAAGATGTTCAAAAATATATTGTCACTGCATTTAATCAAATTTATCAATACTTTGGTTTTACTCAAGACCAATCGGGTTGGTATTATTTCCGTAAATGGTTGATTGATGGCTATCTTGCATTTGAGATAATCTATAATGACGATCAGTCAGAAGTGATTGGTTTCAAAGAAATTGATCCAGTATCTTTAATGCCAGCCGTAGACAAAGAGACCAATAAAAAGATTTGGTACCAGCACAAGAACGATCCAGTTAAACAAAGAAAGCTTTACGATTCACAGGTAATATATCTTTCTTATTCATCGGTCGCTACTAACGAAAGAGTATCATACGTAGAACGCCTAGTCAGAGCATTCAATCTTCTACGTATCATGGAGCATACAAGAGTTATCTGGGCTACAATGAACGCTTCTTATAGAATGAAGTTCTTAATTCCAGTAGGTGGTAAATCTAAGACTCGTGCTCGCCAGTCACTTGGTCAATTGATGAATAACTATCGTGAAATAGTTGACTTTGATTTTGATTCAGGTTCAATGGTAGTTAATGGTAAACCAATGATGTCATTCAATAAAGAATACTGGTTACCTTCTAAAGATGGTGAACAACCAGAGATTGAAACTTTAGCAAATGACGGTCCTGATTTGAGTGACACTGATGCTTTGAAATACTTCCACGATAAATTGAAGTTGGCTTCCAAGATACCTTTCAGCCGATTTGATAAAGACAGCCCTGCTACATATGAAATGACTGCAGAAGGTCTTATCAGAGAAGAGATTAAATTTAGCAAATTCATTAACAGATTACGTTCTTCATTCCAGGAACTTTTAGTTAAACCTCTTTATATTCAAGTATGTCTTAAATTCCCTGAACTACAAAAAGACTTAAACCTTAAGTCAATGATCTCAGTTCAGTACAATAAAGATAATATGTTCGACGAATTAAAGACAATGGAGATTATGCAAAAGCGCCTAGACTTTATTACTGCACTTAAAGATAATCTAGTAGAGACCGATGAGAACATGAATGATATCCCATATTTCGATCTAGACTTCTTAGTTAAAAAGTATTTGAAAATGGATCCTAGTGATCTAGATCAAAATGTTAAAACAAAGAAGCAAAAGGAAGAAGAAAAGAAAAAGAAGGCTGAAGAAGGCGGAGGAGATGATCTTGGTCTAGGAGGACTGGGTATCTAAATCTGAGAAAAAGCCCCAAAAGTAAAATATATACAAAAAATCGCGCAATATAAATATGGCAAATAATCAGTTTCTATTAGTCGTAGAGCGTTCTAATAACCAGCTTCAGATAAGCAATGAATCTGGTGAATACATTCTAGAGGGTGTTTTCGGTGAAATAGGCGTTAAAAATAAGAACAATCGTATCTACGACGAGGGTGAATACGTACCACAAATTAAAGCTCTTCAGGAGAAAATTAAGTCTGGTAAATTATTAGGTGAATTAGATCATCCTGCTAATTTCGATATCTCTCTTAAAAATGCATCACACGTTATTGAGAATCTAGAATACGATCAGAACAGTAAGCAAGTTAAAGGTCGTATTAGACTTTTGAATACTACTGCAGGTCGTGAAGCAAAGGCTCTAGTAGATGCTGGTGTTCCAATCCATATTTCAAGCAGAGCTGCTGGCGTTGTTGAAAGCAATGGTCATGTAAAAATCAAAAAGCTTTTTACTTATGATCTAGTAGCAGATCCTGGTTTTGAAAACGCTGAACTTAAAAGAGTAAATGAATCATTTGGCTTTGATGTAGATGATGACATACAGCTCTTTGAGCTACCAGGCAATTTTAATTTCGATAAATATAACATAATTGAAAATAATTACACAAACAGCATGTCTGATTATATTAAGAATGAAGACTTTAATAAGTATACCCAATACTTAGCTAGTGAAATTACAAAAATTCACGAGTCTATTAAAAGCGTTAAGGAAAGTGCTAATAACAACCCTAATGAAGGTGTTGTTAAATACGCTGAACACATCGCAGAGAAGGTTAATGAGTTACATGCTTATACCAGTTTTATTGCCGAAAATCTAGACAATGTTATTACACACAACGATCACATCGTAGAAGGTGTAAACAACATGGAGAAATACATGAATTATGTTGCGGAAAGAGCTGATCAAGGTATACAGTACTCTGAATCAATCGCAGAAAAAGCTGAAAAGGTTATCGAGTTCTCTAATTATCTTTCAGAGAATATGGATAAACTTGCACAACATAATGACTATCTAACCGAAGGTCTTAATAACGTAGTTAAGTTCGCTGACTATTTAAAAGAAAATTTAGAAACAGTCGGAGGTTATAGCAACTACGTTGGTGAGAACCTAGACAAGTTGAATAAGAGACTTACTGGTGGTGAAGAATCGCCAGCAGCTTCAGTTTCAAACACAGATCCTGCTAAACCAGGCGCTACAACTGTACAAGAGTCTTCAACTTACAAACAATCTATTACAGAGAAATTACAACTTCTTATAGAATCTGCTCAGAAGCAAACAGCAGTAAACAACGGTGATATGCAATTCTTGAATTTCTTAAGTGAAGACAAGAAGACGCAGTTCCAATCTTTGAATGAAAGTGTAAAGAGCGAGCTAATCGAAACTTACAAATCAAACAAAGAATACTTCGCTGGCAATGTTGCCAATGAAATCTTCGAATCAATAGTAAACAGAGACGCAGGTGTTCCTGACTTTATTAAGCAAATGCCAGTAGAGTACAAGGAAACTTGGTCAAAGCTTTCTAATGGTAGAAAAAATGAAATCGTAGCCGAATCGAAAAGATACAACCTGTCTACAGAGTATCAGATCACTAACTTCTGGCAAACACGCGATCTTAGAGACAAACAAGTTCAAATTGAACGTATCAATGAATCTAAAGTTGCAGCAGGTGAAGAGACAAAAGGTTACCAGGTTTCAGATAACTACCTAGATGGTTTCAAAAGTCAACTTGAGGGCAGATTTGCAAAATACACCAAAAGTAAATAACAAAAACAAATAAAAAACAAATTTCCAAATGTTACAAATGATTAACGAAGCGGAAGTTAAAGCTACATGGGCTCCAATCATCGAAAGCGCTACTGGTATTCACGATACCAATAAGCTTGATTGGATGTCTAAGTACTGCCACTTCCACAAACTTGCAGAAGATGCAGGTATGGTAAATGAGAGCGTGTATAACTACGTTCACATGAACCCTGGTATGAACGTTCCAGGTATGGGTCCAGTATTTGCACCTGGTGCACCTGGTCTTAACGTTGACTTTCAAGCACAAACTGCCGGTTCAGGTGATAAGCCTTTCAGCCTTCTTCCACTTGCTATGCAAGTTGCTGCACAGACTGTAGGTCTTGACCTCGTTCCTGTAGTACCAATGGGTGGTCCTTTCGGTATGTTAACTTACCTTGACTTCCCATATTCAGGTGGTGCTCTTACCGATCCATCACAAGCTGTTAACGGTCTTGGTGGTGCTGACGGTCGTACAGCTCCTGTTATGATCAAAGCTGATCTTTATGCTGAGTTTAACACTACTACAGATGTTGAGCCAGGTGACGTTTACTACGTAACTAACGGTTCAGAAGTTCCTTACCGTTTCACTGTAGTTGGTCGTTCACGTATCGACGGTTTCCCAATCTTCAAGATTGATACCAACGAAGATACTACTACTTATTCTTACCCGTCTACATTTAGCACTGGTAACCTAGTAGGTTCAGCTTACACAATTGCAGATATCTTCACAGACACTGCAACTCCAGGTCCATGGTTCTTGTCAACCGATGACACTACTGGTGCTAGCGTTCTTTCAGGTTCAATCGGTTCACTCGATGTAACTCCTGAATTGGTAAAAGCCCTTGAAGATCACATCTCAGGTTTCTCTGGTCGTGGTTTCTCAGCTGGTGAAGTTACTTCTAACGATCCATATTTGAGAGAAGAAGGTGAATCTACCAAGGAGAACTTGATGGGTCTACAATTGTTCAACAAGTCAGTATCTGCTTCAACTGTACAAGTTGCTGCTGCTGTAACTCGTGAACAAGTACAAGATCTTAAGCAGTATGGTATCGATGCAGTTGCTCAGGTTGAAGCAGTTCTTATCAATGAATTGACTCAAACTATCAACAAAAACATCCTTGAGCGTTTGTTCCGTCTCGGCGCTACTAACGCATCACAGGTTTATAGCATTGATGGTACTAACCTTAACTTGTACATTTCAAGTTCAACTAGTACTTTCACATTTAACTTGGGTAAAGGTGCTTACAGTAACTCAAACGTTACAATTGTTACTCCTAACACTCAGCCAACAGCTGGTGATAACGGTGGTACATTACAACGTAAGATTATGAGTAAGATCTTAGCTGCTGCTAACCTTATCGCAATCCGCGGTCGTCGCGGTGCTGCTAACTTCGCTGTTACAAACGGTCAAGTTGCTTCAGCATTGCAAGATATCGCTGGTTTCGTGCCTTACCCACTTAGCAACACTGTAAGCCAGGCTGCTGGTTCACTTTATCCTATCGGTTCTATCGCAGGTGTAAACGTTTACGTTGACCCTAACATGGCATGGACAGATACTCGTATTTGTATCGGTAGAAAAGGTGACGCTAACTCTCCTGGTCTTGTATTCATGCCTTACTTGATGGCAGAGTCTGTACAGACTATCGCTGAAGGTACAATGGCACCAAAGATCGCAGTTAAATCGCGTTACGCTTTAGTAGAAGCTGGTTTCTTCCCGCAAATCTACTATTTGACACTCGGTGTTAACTTCGGTTCATTCTCTATGATCTAATCTTGATTAGCATCTATATAAAAAGCGCTCTTCGGAGCGCTTTTTTATTGTCTATACGTCTGATATATAGAATACCAAACAAATAAAATACTAAGTTATGAAAATTTCAATTCCTGTTTTAGACATGTACATTGAAAAGTGTAAATCTACTGGAGTAAAACCAATATTCGAAAGTTTTACTATTGAAGCAAAAGACGAAGCTATAAGCCACATTGATTCTAAATTATTTGAAGCTTATCAAGCATTCACTGAAGGTTCAAGAATTATATCAATCCTTGAATATCAAGCAATTAAATCATATTCTGAATTTCTAGAAAATGAAGATGAGCTTGCTAATATGCCCGAAGAAGGTGAAGAGGAAGAAGAGGATAAAATGGCACAGGTAAATCAGGCTGAAATAGAATCTGATGGTGACGATGATGATGATGATGATGACGATGATGAGGTAGAAGAGTCCGCAAAGGAAATAAAGAAGGCTGAGCACGGTCCTGAAAAGAAAGCTAAAATTAAAGAGCTTCCGGCTACAGATGATGAGTTCGGTATTGAAATAGACATCGAGACTATCGGTAAAGATATAGACGCATCTTTCAAAGAAATTGAAGATGCTATCATGAAGTTAGGTGAGCCAGAAAAAGAAAATGTTAAAGACGGTGCGGAGTTAGTAGGTGAAGAATCACAAGAGGGTGAGCGCCAACTTACAGAGGAAGAGTTATTAGAAGCCGCAGAAGAAAATAATATCATAATCGACTTCTTGTTCCGCAGACCTAAGCTTAAAAAGATCATGAAAAAGGCTACAACCTTGCGTTTACAAGGTGTACAAGCTGAGACCAAAGCAGGTGAGCTGATCGCTAAGAAAAACGAAGAAATGGATGAAAAAATAGCACAACTTAAACAAAAGGGTGCAGACTCTGAACAAATTAAAAAATTCAAAGACAAGTATAAAGAAAACATAGATAAGTTTGAAGATACTCTTGAAAAGAAAATGGATGCTGCAACTGAAGCTGCAGATGAAATTGAAAAAGAGGCAGAAGAAACAGCAACTTCAAATTATCTAAAAAGAGTTCTTTCTAGAGAAAGAATCAGTTCCAGAATGGAAGTTGCCCAGGTTCAAATGAAAACGGCTGATGAAACCAAGCAACAGGAGCTCAAGGATAACATGAAAGAAATGGAGCAAGAAGCTGCAGAGAAGGAGAAGGAATTAGATGCACAGGATGGTGAAGCTAAAAAGAAAGTAAAGGATCTTGGATTAAATGATGATGAGTTTCTAGAATTAGATAAAATCAAAACAGATCTCGATAATTTATCAGATAAAGAAAAGGTCTTAAGTAATAAAATGACAGGTGCTACAGATGATAAAGAAAAGTCAAAGATACAAAAGAGTATCGATGGACTTGATGCTGAAAAGTTCGAAATCTGGGAAGGTTTACCTAAGATTCTAGATAAAGTAAAAGACAAGGACAAAAGAGCTTCTATGTATAGAGGTGCTACAGGTGTTGGTGAAATCAATAACAGCGCAGAACTTAAAGATTATATTGATACTAAAACAGCTGAAGCCAAGAAGAGAGAAGGCGCACCTGATGCAGCAGCCGAAGACGAAGTAGCTAAAAAGGAGAAAGAAGGCTATGTAAAAGGCGAGCTTACACCTGAAGAGAAAGAAGCAGGCGGTGAACAAATTACAGTTAAAGACAAAGACGGTAATGACGTTATCATGAAAAAGGTAGCCGCAGCAGCCGAAGACGAAGTAGCTAAAAAGGAGAAAGAAGGCTATGTAAAAGGTGAATTAACACCTGAAGAGAAAGAAGCAGGCGGTGAACAAATTACAGTTAAAGACAAAGACGGTAATGACGTTATTATG